CACCCGGCCCCTGACCGTAGCCGAAGACCACCAGCGCAGCATCGTAGAGGTCCATCGGCACCAGGCAGAACTTCGGGAAGAGACCCAGCCGCCTCGCGCTGCCCAGCTCGACCATCTTGCCGCACTCAGTCCGCGCCGCCTTCCAACCCGCCACGTCGAACGCCGTGGTTTGCACGTTGCCGCCGTGGTTGGCGTGGAAGAGCGCCGTCGCATCATCCGCCAACGTCGGCCCCACCCCGCCGTTCACCGTGAACAGGCCGGCGATTGCCGCCGAACGGCTGCGAATCGCGTCCAGGGCCAGGGCCTTCGGTACGGCCTGGATGCGCGCGATGTCGCTCCGACGGATCATCTCGAGGGTGATGCCTACGTACTTGCCGCGCTTCACGAAGTCACTCGTCTCCTTGGAGTCGGCAATCCCACCCTCAGTGTAGGCCGCGCCTTCGGCCACCACCGGCAGGTCCCCGGTCCCACCGTACGAGATCCAGGACATCGGCTGCACGCTGCCGTCATTGGGCTGGACGGTCACCAGCTGCTCGAACCAGCGGTAAACCGCCAGCGCCCCGAACTGCTCGATGATCACCTTGTTCATCGCGTTCGTGGCCAGGTCGGCCAGCGAGGTGCTGCTCGCCATGGCCAGCTGGCTCTGATCCGGATCAAACACCCCGCGCCAGTCCCAGTCACCCGTCAGGGCCTGGTAGACGTTGTCGATCCGCCGCAGGCTGGGCGCCGGCAGCTTCGCGCTCTGGACCCCGAACAGGAAGTCCGCCGCCCCCTGCATCTGATCCATGCCATCAGACATGCCACCGATCCGCCCGCCATCGGCCGCGCGACCCACCCCCTTGACCGTCTTATCGGCCTCCAACTTCGCCCAGGCGGCGCGCGCCTGTTCGAGCCTCTGATCCAGCTCCGCCACCCGCCAGGCCGGCCGGACACTCTGCCGCACCAGCTCCTGCAGGCTGGCCGGCAGCCCGGACCCGCTCAGCCGCGCGTCAATCACCGCCGAGCGCTGCGCATCCAACAGCTCGCGCGCAATCGCCACCGCATCAACCGCCACCGCATCAGCCGCCGGCACAACAGCCGGCACTACAGCCGCCACAACCACCGGCACCGTCTCCACGACCACAACCCCATCTTCTCCGTCCACGTTCACCCCTCCAATGTTTCCCAACTTCTGAGCGCAAAGAGCCTCCAAGACCCCGCGCACACCCGTACCCGGCACCGCCGGCGCATTCACCGCCGACACCTCACGACCCGTCGGCCCCTCGATGATCAACTCACACACAACCTCAGCCCCAGTCCCTTCCTTCCCAGCCTTACCCCCCTTCTTATACTTGCGCCCGGGCCAGTGCAGACACCCGCTCCCCATCCAGTCCGTACCGCAAATGCCACAGGTCATCCCGCGCCGGTTCCATGCGATCGAGAACCGGTCGATCTGACCATTCAGAAAGGCTTCCACGTCGCGCGGCACGGTCAAGGCGATGGTTTGCCGGAACTCCCGCCCCACCAGCTCCGAGCTGCGCACCGTCCCGCCGCGGCTATCAATGTCCGATAGGTCGTGGTTGCGCAGAAAGGGCTGGCCGGCAAAGCTCGCCGCAAAGTTGCCCAGGTCCTCATCCCGGAAGCGCAAGAAATTGCCGTTCGGGTAGACGGCCAGGAACGTGCGCGCTTCGAAGACCAGCTCTTGCAACGTCCCATCCGCCAACCCCGCCCGCAACTCACGCCGCCGCTCCCGCGTCAGCTCCCCCAGCTCCCCGCCCTCGTCGACAACCCGCAGCACCGAGCCCGCTTCCCAACCCGGCACCGACTCAGACCACATCCCCAGGTCACCGCCGTCCCTTGCTACAGCCCGATGTTGCCCCAACTCACCCCTCCTAACCAGCCGCCCACCCTCAAACTCGCCAGGCCGGCCGCAAAACCCACCAACAACCCGTCCCGCATCGCCCTAAGATCAACCATCATCTGGGCAGGCACGCCCGGCTGCTCGCTCAGCTGGCGCATCCGCACCGTGCACGCATGCCCGGCCCCCCCCAACGCCAGCAACACCTGGTCATTCACCGGCACGTTGCTCCCAACCACCTCGTAACCGTCCAGGCCACCGATCCAGAACTTACGCCAGTAACGCACCAACAGCCAGTCACCCGCTGATGGCTCGCAATCCAGAAAGCGCACCAGCGCCCCGTCAAACGTCGCGAACCGCACCCAGTGCTCCGCCCGCTCGAAGATCACATCACCGGTCGCGACCCAGGGCCAGGCCACCGCCGCCACCTTGCGCAGATCCCCGATCGCGCCGAGGTCCTGCTTGATCCCGCCGGTCACGACCTGCCACTCGACGCTCACCGCCGGCGCAGCAACTTCGTACTCCGCCAGCGCCATCCGCAATCCCGTATCCAACACGGCAGCCGACCAGCTCAGTGGATCAATCCGAGACCCAAGCACGTCCCCAATCGCCACCTCGTAACCTTCCACGCAAGCAACGCCCATCTAATAACCTCCGAATGGCATCAACTCGACCTCGACCGGCCCCGTCATCCCCCAGGCCACCGCCTGCTCCCAGCTCACCTCGACCACCCGCCGGCGCGCGACCATCAACCCGAGATCTCGCGGCGCCGCGCAATCCACCACCAGGAACGGCCCGTAGACCACGCCCGCATAACGGATCATCACCCGCCGCCCCACGTCGGACCGCAGCCGCATAGCCACAAAGTCGACACAATCGCCGCAAGGATCCACATCACCCATAGCCAGCCGATTAGCATAGACCCGCTCCATCACACCCCGCCCGTAGAACGTCGCCTGTCCCCTGACCGGCACAACCGGCCGGCTCACCACGGTCCGGACCTCCCCAGGGAACATCAGCAAAGCCAGCAACCAAAGCGCGAGCGCAGTCTGCTGCGCCACTACTTACCCCCGCCTGCAGGCTTCGCAACCGCAGGCTTCGCAACCGCAGGCTTTGACCCAGGCACGGCCGGCGCCCCTGGCTTCGGGGCAGCAGGCGCAACAGGCACGACCGGCGCCACCACCACCGGCACAGGCGCCACAGGTGTTTCTTTCTCGCTCTCCGCCAGCATCGCCGTCAGATCGTCGTCGCTCACGTTCTCACCCGCGAACTTCAGCACCAGCCGCAACACCAGCCGCCGCCAGCCGTCGCCCGCATAACCCGTGCCCTGCACCGAGGCCAACGCGCTGGCCATCGAACTCGCCGCCGAGCCCAGGTTAGCGTTGTCACTGGGCGAAATGTCCGGATAGCTCACGATCACATCCCGCAGCACCTTCTCAGGGCTCCGAACCTTGCCCAGCCGCACCGCCCGATTGAACGCCGTCAACGCCGTCTGCGCCAGCACAGACCCAAAGTAAGTCTGCCGGGCCCGCAGGAAGCGCGCCCGCTGCTCGGCCATGCTCGTTGCCGTGGCCAGGTTAGCGTCCGCCGCTTCGCCGATGTCGACCAGCCCCGTCCCCAACCCACCGGCCACGATCATCCAACGGATCGCGCGCCCATCAGCCTGCGCATCGCCCGCATTCAAAGACGGCGCGACCGCCGTCCACTCCTCGTCTTTGTCGCCAACGATCACGCTACCCGCTTCCGGAGGTCTCGCATACTGCAGCATCTTCGCCTCGACCAGCCGGCTGGGCACGCGCACGATCCACAGGAAAGCCCGCACCGCCGCGTTCAGCCGGACCCTGTCCTCTAGCCAACGCGAGTAACGCTTCAGCCACGGCAAGACCGGAACGAGGTCCCCCTCGCCGCGCAGACAGCCGGCCGGGCGATTGACGGCAAAGTGCACCACCACCGGGCAGACCGAGCCGTCCGGGCCGATGACGTCCGCCTCCGGACTCCACGGCGAAAGCCACACCCGACCGCCCTCCTCGTAGTCCGGATCCTCCATGCTCACGGCTTCGTGATAACTGATCTCCGTCTCATAGTCGCCCGGCCGCGTGTTGACGTGGTCGATCACTGCCGCCGGCAGCAGCCTCACGTAACTCATGCCGTCGGCCCGGTTCATGTGCAGGCTCACGAAGAGCTCCCCGGAAATGCTCAGCGTGTCGCACCAGACACTTTGCCGAAGATCCAGCAGGTTCTGCGGATCCCCCACGAAATCAGCCAGGAACTTACCCAAGGAGCGGCTCTTCGACGTCAACTTGATCCCGTCGCCCACAACGTAAGCCGTCACCATACCGACCAACCGCCGCGCCAGCGGGTTGCGCCGCCACGCCTCCAACGCATCCGCGAGCGCCGTCGAGAACTCGCCCCAGCTGGGGTCCATCCGCCCGCCCGCCCCCTCGAGGCTGACCATGCCATCATCCGACCGCCCCACGCTGACCGCCGTCACCGTGGCCAACCAGGTAGCAAAACGACGCAGCAACCGCCCAGCGGATCCCGATCCGCCCAGGTTAGCCCTTTGCTCTCTCACAGTTCACCCACCAACCGCCGCGCCTCACGCACACGCGCCAGGCGCCCATCTCGCACGATCGGAGCCGCCCGCAAGGAAGAAGACGTGGACCCCCGCGCCAACTGGCCTGCCACCCAGACCTCCACCCAGCCCAGCAATAACTTGACCAACCGCACCCCAGCCGCAACCGCCAACTCGCGACCATCACCGGTCCGCAGTCCGACCACCACCAGGGCCGCCACCGTGACCACCACGCAACTCACCAACGCGCCAAACCCCACCACCGACCAGTCAACCCCAGCCAGGAAACCCATCACCAACCTCCCCGATCGCTTGCACTGATGACATCCACAGGAGCCACCACCCCACCGACCGCCCGCGACCCAGCCCCCCAACGCAGCGCCGCCAGCGCCAGCACGTGCGCGACCGCGCGGTCGTCATGCTGACCTTCGGGCGCCTTCAACGTCGAACCTTCGATACTGGCCAACTGATCGCGCGTTCCAACGTCCCGAACCAACGTCGCCCCATCCCGGAAGGCGTCCGCCGCCGCGTCGAAGGCGAGAGGCTTACTCTTCCCGCTTTCCAACCACCCCGCTTTGCCGTCCAAACCCGCAAGACATGACACCTTCGAGAACTCCGAGAGCCAAAGCAAGACCGCATGCCCATGATTGTTGCGCTCAACCAACACCTCGCAGCCATTGTAGAACTCGGCCAGCTGGGCCAGGTGGCCGGCGAAGACGCTAGGATCAAACCTGCCGCCCAGCACCGCCACCTGCTCGCCGCTCAAGGCGTCGACGACCGAAGCCGCCGATTCGTCGCTCTGCGGGTTCCCTTCCGCAGGATCAGCCCCGATGACGTAGACCCGATCCGCCGCAGGCCCCACGAAGACCTGGCAGCCGGGGATGGCCGGCCCCACCGACCCCAACCGTAGAGCCGGGAGATCCGAACCGTCGCACGCGTCAACCCAGACCGGCGCAAAACGCTTGTCCAACGACCGCCCCGCCAACGCCTCGAAGTCACTGGCCGGATACTCCTGCCACAGATCGTCCAGGCTGCCCGTTCTGGCCAGCACGTCTCTCGTCTGCCTCGCGTACCATTCGGCAGTCCGGTCGGTCCGCGCCGACCACGGCAGAAAAACGGACGACCACTCCCCGCCTTCCCGCCCGGCCCGGTAGATGCGCTTGAATGCCGATTGCGGCCGGGACTTGTCCGCCGTCGAGATCAGCACCAGCCGCCCGCCGGCATCGACCGTCGGCTTGACGGCATTCATCAGCGCTTCCAGGTTGGGAACGAAATCGGCCTCGTCCACCAGCACCAGCGAGGCGGTGTAACTGCGCCCGCCGGTGGTCGGAAACGCCAGCGCCGCCGAACCGTTCGAGAGGCGTATCTCGTGCTCGTTGTCTTTCAGGCACGCCCTGCAGCGCATCCAGTCGGGCAGGCGCGCATACATGCCCTTCAGACGGAACGCGAGCAGGTGCACCGCCTCGTCATCGCGCTTTGAGAACAACAGCACTGTGGACGCCGGGCGGAAGATCATCAGCCAGAGTGCAAAGCCGGTCACCAGCCAGGAAAGCCCGAGCTGGCGCGCTTTCAGCACCACCACCAGGCGCCGGCATTGCAGCGTGCGGCATATCCGCCTCTGGGCCGGCCACAGGCGGAAGGGCGCCCACCCTGCCGGCCCGGCGCTAAGATCGCCGCCCGCCCCTGGCGTGGCGTCGTAAACCTGGCCATAGGTGTCGAGGAAGTAGCCCGGCGAGCGGCGGCATTTCAGCCATTCAACCCGCTGCTTCTGCGTGCAACCCCGCGGGACCGCCGGTACGCGGCGCGGCTGGGGCGTCGAGCGGAGCGGGTTGGGCGCCCTCGCCGCCGGCCTCGGATCCTGGCCGGCCATCTTCCACCTCCGCCTCCCAGGCAGCCAGCTCGCGAGTCGCCCTCTCCAGATCGTCCGCGCTGATCGCCAGCCGCGCCCCCGCGGCCTTGCCCTCAGCCAACGCCGGCGCCGGCCGGCCCTCGCAATACTCCATAATCAGCCGGATGGCAATGCGGTCTTTCTGTTCCAG